CTTCAATTGGAGCTATTAAAAGTAAATTAGATTTTATTTTGTCAAACTCTAATTTTTTTTCTTTTGATTCATTACTTCTAAAAACTTCTGTTTTTTGTTTTTTTACTAAATCATATGTAGAAAATGAAGCATCTGTTTCTGTTTCATAACCTTCGGGGTCTATATAATCTGTCTTCAACCAATAATTATTTTGACTATTTATTATATTTAATTTAGTATTAATTTTACTGCTTTTTTTTGCTAATCTAGCCGCATCTTCAGCTTCATCTTCATCATCATCAACTTTAGCTTGTTTCATCTTATGAAATTTAGGCATATTCCTTTCTAATTCGGCTAATAAATCTTCATCGGTTTTAATCTTTGATTTTAATGTATCTGACCAATCAATAGCCGTATCTACATCTATTAGTTGAATCTTGTTTGCAATGAATTGCTGCATCATATTAACAGTAGTTGTATCTTTAGAACTATCTATAAGTTTTAATTTTGTTGCTTGTTGTATAGTAAGTTTAATTTGTTTAGTATATACAAACCAAACAACAAAAGTTTTTCTATATTTAGTATTTTTTGTACAAGTCCAAACAAACAAATAATCTCCTGATTTATATGTATCCTGAGCCGTAATAACATTGCTTTTTGAAATTATAGTATTAAGATCAGTAATAAACGCTGGGTCCGTTAGTTTAAAATCTAAATGTCTATAAGTTTTCTTCGGATCCATAGCAGCTACACCAATTCCAACAGCGCTTCTCTTAGGAGAAACGCTACTTTTTATTGGAACATTTTTAAATTTAACAACCATGGCCCTGTCTGCTAAATTTGCAATTGCGTAATTATTAGCAGCATGAGCACGTAAATTGCTGCCAGGAAGAATTTCTAATCTCCACCCAGTTTTAGAAGTGTCGGCAATTTCATTTAATCTATTAAATAATTTTTCTCGTATTTTTTTTTCTATTAAATTCATTTTAAATTTTCTGTATTGTAATTTTATTACCAATCAACCATTACCATGTTACCATTCCATATCATTATATTATCTGACTTAAAATCTAGATCTAGGTCTAAATCCGTAATATTTAATTTTTCAATATCTAAACGTAATGCTTCTATAAAATTTACAATCATTGGGTCTATTCGTTTTAATCCTGATTGATCTATAAAATCAAAAATAGAAACTTCTCCGCCTTGTTCATATGCATATACTTTATATTTTTCAACTATGCGATCAATGCTTCGTTTTAAATTAACAGATAATTTTTCTGCATTTGCCATAACAATAACATCAGTATATTTTGCTTGGCCTCCGTACAAATCTCCTACATAATACACCGGAATAAATGTAGAATAATCAGATATTTTATTTTGTATTTGACGAGCAACTTCAATTTCATCTGTGCTAGTTGTTAATTTAAAAACTAGATCTTCATTATTAAATTTATATACTCGAGCATTATCGCCGGCACCAACATATCGAAAATCTTGTGCTTCAATTCTTTTGCCGAGGCGTCGAATTTCTGCGTCAGTCATTTCAAATAAAATTTGTTTTAGGCGTATCATAATTTTTCCAATTAACGTCTTATTGTATTATTTGTAGCTGGAGAATCTAAATCTAAACGTATTAAAAAATTCATATCAACATTATTTCTTTTTCGTATAGCATTAGCCAATTTTCCAATAGCCAACAATTGTCCACTATCATTATATAAACCTATAGTTGTAATATATGGAGTAAAATTTGGATCAGATACAAATTCATAATATGTAGAATCATCATCTGCAGTAAGTGTTATATTTGTAGACATATTAAAATCACCTGCATCTAACTGAGTTACTACATTCAATTCATGTATTTTAACAGAACTTTGATATGAAGCAGTCCATGCCGTTGTAGTTATATTATTAAATCGATAATCTGCAGATGATATTACCGCAATTCCGTGTTTTGAAAATACATTACCAACGGTTGCAGTTTGTAATATAGTACCACCTTCCACACGGCTGCTTAACGCACTTATATCAGCACTTGATAAGCCTTTATTAAATATTCTAATTTCATCTATAGCAGCACTTAGATTTGAATTATTAATGTTATACCCACCTATTTTTAAAGATTCTTTATTATCAAATCTAGCAGCAGATGCAGTCTGCAAAGCATTAATTGGCGGCTGTAACATGTTGTTTGCAGCGGTCTGTGCTGTGGCACCTAATTGAAGATTTTGATTGCTCCCGGTTTTTTGGCAAACAACGTGGTTCCATCCGCTAGCTAATGCATTAGTAGATGTTATTGTAGCTACATTATTAGTTCCACCGACAATTGAATAAACAATTTTATTGGCTGAATTTAATTCAATTTTAAATGGATATGATCTAGATTTTTCTGAAGCTTTTGTTAATATTAACGTAGATGCAGGTGGTGGAGTTGATGATGCACTTATCCAAAAAGAAATTGAATAATCATGATCTCGATCATATAATCCTGATATAGATGCGTCAATATATCCGGCTCCGTCAAATTTAACAGCACCACCTAATGGAAGTTGACTACCATTACTAGTCGGCACTCCGGGAACATAAGAAATTCCTTCATATGAATTAAATGTATTTCTTGATATATCAAATAATTCATTAAACCCTTCGTAAAATTTTACTTCCGAGATAATTGAACTTGTATTATATGTAGTGTCATAAATATTTCCATATTTATCACTTGCAAATGATATAGCTGACGACGTTAAATAAAATGATGCAGGTTTAATATAATTTCCAAATTTTTTCTGTGGAATTGAAAAAACAGATGCTGATAAAAATAAATTTTTATGAATATAATTTAAATTTGATGGACCAAAAACATTAATTGGCTGATTTTTATATTTATAATACAAATGATTTATAGAATAATATGTTATTATTTGTAATGATCCATTTGAGTTACTAGCAGAATTATATGACAAATTTGTATTTAAAGCTGGTAATGTATTAATATCCTGATATAGGCCCCGTGATACAGATATACTTGAAGTCGAACTACCAGATACAACAGACCATTCTTTGTGAGCTAGAAATGTATTAGTATTAACATCTCGAGAATCTATTTTCTTAAAAACAGATGGATATGGTCCGGTATACGGATTTTCTGTATTTACTAGTTCTAATTTTGCCATTACATTTAAAGTCTTAATATTTAATATAAATATACGTAAACTTTAATCATGTGATTTTAATAATCTAATTTAACTCGTATAAGTGATTCTCGTTGAAAAGATTTTAATAGTGGCTTTGATAATTTAGCTACTGCTAATAATTCTTGCCGGTCATTATATAATCCAACAGTTGTTATAAACGTTTTTGGATCACCATTAAATGTTGGTTCTGCTAATTGACCAACACTGCCAGTAACATATGATGGATTATTAGAAAAATTATACTCGGCATTTTTTATTCTTATAAAATAATGTGTACTAGTTATTTTTTCTGAATTTCTTGCCATAAACCCAAAGTTGTCGCCTGTTACTGAATTCAATTGAGTCGCAGATCCAGATATAGAACGAAACAGTGTTATATGATTATGTGCTTCAACACTACTTCCTGTACTTGATCCAAAACCACGACCACCTCCAGCAACAGATCCATCTAATTTATTTCCATTTAATATTAAAACTCCATAATCAGGATATGCTAAACCCCAATATACTGGCGCGCTAGAATTATAAATACCACCATTAATTGACCCTGACACAATATTATAAACTCGTCCTGATTCTCCTATTTTTGGTGCTGCTGTTGAAGAATCATCTATTAATGTGATAACTGAGGTTCCAATAGTACCTGAACTCCCGGTTTTAGAAGTTGTTGTTCCGCCGGTAAATCCAGCTAATGGTAATTCCCAATTTCCTGGGTCTAATCTTTCTTTTAGTAAAGAACGTTTAAAATTAATTACATATATGTGATCAGAATCAACTCCTGGTTCTCCAAATGAAAATCTTGAATCTGTTGGTGCTAGTAATAATTGTCTATATTGACCGTATATAGCACGAGTTGCAGAATCATTAAGTTGACCAGATGAATCACTTCCACTGCCTAAAGCATGTCCATATGTAACTGAAAATTGTGTTTGCTGAGAATCAATACTGCTGCTATTCAAAACATCAACATAATATTCTCGCTGGGTTGCAGTTTGAGCGGAAGACGTAACAACTGATCTTAATATAGCAGTACCATCACTCCAAATTCCTCCAGTAACAATTTCTTTTTGATTTGATATAACATCATTTGCTAAATCAAATCTAGTATAAGTACGACCATTCCTAGATAAAATTTGAGCTTGTTGCATCTCTCTAACCATTTGATTGGCCATTGATTTAGCCAATTGTTGTATTTGTTCATTAACATTAACAGACGATTGGGTAGGCTTTTGAATTTGTGCCTGAGTATTAATGTTATTTCCACGCTGATTCAGAGCTTGATTTTGATCCATAGCTTGATTATTGAATTTGGCCATTTATTATTCCTTTATTATTCTTTTATTATATAATATATTTTATTTTACAGTTGCAACTGTTAATTTTAAAACTTTAAGTGTTATCGTAATACTACCGCCAGTTTCATTAGCAATAATAGTAATTGTTGCAGTTTTATCTTCCAATATTTGAGATTTTGCAACAACTCTAAATTCAAATCCAGACACAGCTACACTTTGTGCATCATCATTATCTCCAATAAATCTAGGAGCTGTTGGTAATATACTACTTTGTGTTGCTCTTGTTACTGATATATCTGCTACATCTGAGTCTGATAATACAGCTGTATAACCTAGATTTGAGTTGCCTCCTTGAAAATTACTAGTATTAGGAGCAATTATTGCAGAATCTCCCGGAGCTGCTAATGTTATTGAAGTATTACCTACAGTTACTACAGGAATATTTCTTGTTTGTTTTGGTAATGTGATTAATTTATATTTTAAAGCCTGAGTTTCATCTGGCACAGCTTCTGTAATCGGCATGTTTTCTATTATAGCCCCATAATAATTTGTTCCTAATGGATGATCTGAGTTCCATAATGAATAATCAATTTCGTCATCTCCAACTGCAAATTGAGTTATATTAAATGCAGATCCACCTTTTGCTAATAACTCGCGTCCTTTTAATGTTAATATTGCGTCAACAGTAACGCTTGAATTATCTAAATATCCCATATTTTACCTTTTTTTATATATAAATATACATGTTATTAATTTTGATGATTATATTAGTGAAAAACTTCCTCTTTCACTTAATGATTGATATATCAATTGACTAGGGTTTGCAGGTATAGATTCAACAACAGGAAATCCTTCAATTGTATTATTTGAATTAACATTGAATCCAGGGGCTGTTAATTTAGATCCATTATATCTATGATTTGCAATTCCCGCCGGAGTTGTACTTTGAAGTTGCGATCCAGAACCTATCCACCTAAACCCACCTACTATCGAATGTGTAGTCGATGTAGCTGTAAATGTTAAATTAGAGTAACTACTATTAATATAAGTAGGTTGAATTGCATCTGATAACCAATATGGAGATTTGCTAGTACCAAATCCGGAGCCCGATCTATGAAAATAATTGTATGAATATGTTGTTCCGTTATATCGTTTTGCTGACGACGCAGTTAAATACCCTTGATATTGATCGTCGTCAATTCCAGAAAAGTTAACTATCTTATCTACATATCCGGTATATACCGGAGTTGATGCAATTAAATTAGGTTGGGGAGACTTAATTAATGAATTAACTGAACAATCTAATCTTTGAATCGGCGGGAGAATTGAATCTTTGCTGCGTTCTAAAATATTTGGCTGAATTAATATACCAGTAAGTTTATTGGCACGGGCCGGTAAGAGTTGATCTAATTGTTTAAAAAACGATAAATCAAACAATTTAAACATGTGCATATATGAATTAATATTGTTTTTTGTTTGATATTTTTTCCAATATGATGCAGCTATTTCTTCCAATTCTGGATATGATTTCCCATTTTGTTCTCCAGGATCTCCAATATAATTATCTAGTTTAACATATCCTAGTTGTGCAATTACATCTTCATCAATCATTGTTTGCGGAGAAAAATATACGCCAATTTTATTGCTGTCTAATGGTGTTTCATCAAATTCACTTACTTCGGATCTTTTATTGACACTTAATCGTCCTTCCAATTGACTGTCTTCTATACGTATTTTATTATCATCAAATGTAGACGATCCTATAGACGGAGCATCAAAGTAATACGTTTCGTGTTGTGATTGATATGGAACTGATTTAGTCCAACTTGCAAATGTAGCTACAGTTCCTGATTCTTTTGGTTGTGACCCTGAAAGTGATGCTGTTAATGCATGATTAATTTTATTTGATAATGGTAATCTAAAAGCTAAATCATTATATGGATCTGGGCTATTATAAGATGATGGAGCTGTTGTATGATTATTGATATAAACCGGATCTAATGTTGTATTCCAAATTTTTAATTCTTGCAAATATCCTTGAAATCTATAACCATAGGTGCCCGGTGTTGCTGCATTTCCTAAATAAAGAGTAGATCCATCAATACCAAGACTATTAAACGATGCTGTTGTTTGAGCAACAATTTTTCCATATTTGGCTCGAGTAACAGTAACTTTTAAATTTGCACCATCTTCTTGAAGAACAGCTGTTAGCCAACCATTACCATCAAACATTTCAATCGGTTCCGAAACAACACCTGTTGTTGCACTAGTTTGAATGCATACAGTACCTTTAGTTCCAGAAACATGATTTAATTTAACAGATCTGGTTCCGCCATTCCATTTAAATAAATTAACCGAACTAGACATGAATGGATTTGCAATAATATTATCAGTCTTAAAACGAAGTTCAATTGCGGTCGGGGTCGAATATGGAATATCAACTGTTCCTGCAGGCGAGTCAATTAAATCTAATGCATAATTTTCCGTCAATTTTTCATATATAGGAGTTCTATCTAATAACGGCCCACTATATTCATTGATGCTAATTATAGATTGTGGAATTCCGTAACATGCCAATAATGCAGTTACACTACGCTTTGTACCTTTTGTTTTTAAAAGCAACGGTAAATTATTTACAATACGTCTCCATATGGCATAACTAGTTTCTGATCCCGGTACTGATGGGTCTCCTATACTATTAGAGCCCGTTAACGGTACACCAAATTCAGATGTTCCTTTTTCATATTCCCATAATTCTTGAGATTGATTGCCATTAGTTAAATTCCATCCAAATTGTTTTGCAACTGAAAATAATAATTCGTTCGGCATTCCTAATTTAGGATTTTCTATTCGTTTATGTATAGTAGACATATGTTTAATATACATGTAAAAAATATCATAATGTTGTCCTAACATATTAACAAATGTTAATAAATTAGCATTAGACGTATCAGACTTATAATGTTCTGGGACTAATTGAATCAATGAATTATAATTATATTCATCGTAATACGAAGCACTTACGCGCAAATTTGTGTACCAATTATTAAATTGTGAACTAGTAGACGCATATAATGTATATGGTACTGTACTATTAGATTTTGGTGCAGGTGTAATATAACTACCAGTTACTCTCGAAACATTTGGAGATTCTAATGGAGAAATATGAGTTGTTAATTTTGACTCTGAAGTAAAATATAAATAATTTTCAAAATTATCAAAGCCACTTATTAAGTTTGTTTTTAAATTTAAATAATTTTGAGACGAAGTTATAGCAACACTTCCAGATATTTTAGCAATAACTAAAGATTGTGAAGTATAATATTCAATTAATCCTACTTTATATTTAAAGTTTTCCAATCGTTCTGTTGCTGATCCATAAAATACAAAATTATTAAAATCAGTATAGTCAATATTTAATTTGACTCCAGACATACTTCCAGAAAAATATGAATCAATTAGTTGTTGTGATGTTTGCGTCGACGATCCTAATAAATCTGTCCAATTACGCAGACCGGTATTATTTGATGTATCATAAGAATAATTTGCTTGCCAATTCGGATTAGCTAATTTATTATATGTTATCTCCGGTACCGTTGATATTATTGAGACATTATCAATATACGAAGGTTTTAATTCTTCAACAACCCAACATTTAAAATCTAAAGAAATATTATCAGGTAATGCGTCATGTAATTTTACATATAAAAACTCCCCAATTACTACACTATTTACAAATAATATACAATTGTTTCTACTAAAATTTAACAAATATGTTTGTGCAAAACCAGCTATCGATGTTTGATTTAAATCTGCAAATTTTGTAATTTGTTGCAAATATTCAATTGATTTAACATCAATTGCGCGCAACCTTAATTCTGTACGGTCTGGAGATATATCATCAATTCGTAAATGTTGTTGTTCATAACTGCCAATACAATTTTTAAAAAAATTAATAACAAATTTAAATCTACCAGCTGTTAAATTTAAATTATTTAATTCATCATATAAATTAAATCCTAATCCCGAATGTATATTTATTTTTTTATTATCTGTAGATCTAAATTCCGGAAGTTTATTAAAGCTTTGTATTTTATGATTGCCTGTTATATAAGTACTATCAATATATGTATGAAGTTCAAATCTTTGTGTGTCAAAAATACTACTTAGATCTGAATTTATCTGAAATGATTTTTCTGCCGGAGACGATACAAATTCCATTTTAGATTGGTCAATACGATGACCAGATACGGAATTTTTTGCTTCATTAATTTGTTTAATATTTTTATATTGAGATATCATATCTTACAAATTTTTTAGTTAGTTACGTTTTTTGTCGATGCGGCATCATCGTCTGTTTCATTGATTGGTCTATTCCATTCGTCAACATTTTTATCTGCATCCGTAATCACCCAATAAGCTTGGCCGCCGGCGATTGTATGATATCTAAATTCACTATTATCGCCACAGTCAGCACCTATACTAAAATTATCTCCAATTTCAAATTCGTCATTTGTTATTATTTGATCAAATTCAGTTATCCAAACTTCATATGGTTTCATAAAACTCCATCTACCATCAGCACCACTTCGCGAATATTGACCTTTAAATACCCGATTTAAACTATAATTTGGACCATCTTTAATAATAGAAAATGCTACAGCAGACGGACTGTCTTCAAAACCGCCTCCATCAAATCTATGTTCTATTTTTACTCTAAATCTTAAGTCAGCACCGCTTTCTTTAATTTCTTTAGTAATATAATACTTGTTTATATTTTTTTGAATTGGGCCGCCTTCTATTTCACTCATATCAATTTCTAAAAATTGAGTAATAGGATTGAATGCATATCCGTTTTGAATTCTTATATTTTCGGATGGTTTATATCTAGCAAAAATTGGATCTTCTGTTTCAATTGAATTTAATTCATCAAAATCAATGTCTTCAATTTCTTCATCATCTTCGTCAATAATAGTACGAACTGGAAATTTATAATGTTTAAATTGTGTATCAATTATATCTACTAATGAATCATTATAAAATTTTTGCACAATTGGTTCTATTATTAATATAGGATTTTTTTTTGAATCTTCATATAAAAGAATATCGCCTATATTATTTCGAGGAATAACATTAATATTATTAGATAATTGAGTTAAGCCGTTTAATCGATACTTGTTTTGAAAATCAAGATCAATTGAATCATATGCTGGTTGTATACTCATTATTACCTAACTATTTTAAAATAAGTATCACAGTCAATATATTGCGTAGTAAACCCGTCTGTTAATTTTAATTGTAAACGATAATATCGTTCCGGCATAAACCCACTCATATCTACGTAGATATAATTGCTAGTGTTATCACAACTTACTTTAGTATAAATATCATCATATGGAATTATATACTCATCTGTTGCCGCATCTAATATTGCATAATATGTAGTGGCTGGAAGTTTTTTTACTGTTTGAATTGGAAATAAATTTGTTGGAGATTTTTTTGGAAATCTATCTCGACCATATATACGTAATTTGGTAATTTCATTGTCTTTATACTCCGGCTTTATTTTAACGTATGTAGTATATGATTCTAAATCAACAGCACTTAATGTAGATGAATATACAACATCATCCCAATACATTGTTAATTTAGGTACATAAATTGTATGAGTTTCGCGACTAAAAAATCGAACATATCCTGAAACATATGAATTTAATTCGTCTGCGTCTGAAAATTTAAGTAAAAATCCGTTATTTGGTACCGCATTCCCGTTGCTACCGCTGAGCCATACTTTTAAAGCAGTTGTAACGTTAACGTTAACGTCTGCGGTGCGATACGAAAACGATTCTGATGCAATTAAATTTAAAGGCGTTCCACTTCCTGAATAATATAAGAAGCTGCCACCAAGCCCAGACCCAGACACATATAAAAATGAATTATTTACATGAATTTGTTGTGAACTAGAAATCCATAAATTACCGGTTTGGGAATTTAAAGACCATGAAGACATTGGTTGTGCCCACTGTACGCCATTCGAAACTTCTGGGACAGAAGATAAAAATCCGGAGCCGTTGGTCCATGGTTGTCCAGCAATACATGCATCTATTGTATAGTCCGTAGGAAGATTTTTTGCATGAGATGCATATAAATTTAAGACAAATTTACAATCATTTACAGTTTTACCATATGTAGCTAATGATTGTGATATTTCAGTCGAGTCAAATTTGACTAAAGCCCTAGAATTAACTAGTAAACTGTCATCAGATAAGTTTATACGTTTTCCTATTTCTAGTATTTCATCTAGTCCGGTGTTTGTTTCATTAACGGTAGCATCTTCATATAAAGTTGCATCTGATTTTGCATAAAATATTTTAAACATAATTAATTTCTATATGTAATATCATATTAATAACTTACTACTCTTCCTAAAATATCTTGATCAGGAAATTTTAATTCAAAAATACTAGGGTCTAACGATGGATAAATAATTCCATTCCTTGTTGCACTAGCTAAATCATAAACATTACCAGAATAATTAAGTACAGTATCATATTTGTTATTAAATTTAACATTAATGATATTTTGTACTCCACGAATATTGCCAAGTAAGTTTACTATCTCTGATTTAATGATTGGCTGATTTATTTGCCAATTATCAATATTAAAATATTTTTTTAATTCATTAATACATTTTAATAGAATTTCATTACTATTATAGTTTGATAATACCGAAATTTCAAATTCGACACCTATATTAATAATAAATGCATTTTTTATGTTAACAGCGTCTGTTAACATTCTATAGTAATTCAAGTATGTTTTTAAATTTTCTTTTACGGCTATATTAAGTTCAGTTAACTGTTTAGCATCATTAAAACCTAAAACGTACATGTTTAATGCTGTTGGATTTGCTATTCTACTTTGTTTATAATTTTCTTGAGAAATCTGATCATCTGCAATTATATATGCTTTTGCTACACTTCCAAATTTACTTGGCATAGAATAAGCACGTATAATATAATCGTCACGAGTAACTATACGATTTTGTGTAGCAAAATAAGCTAATGCATTATTTTTTATATTTGTGATAGTTTCCGGTGCATTTGCGCCTCGGGCTGGGATAGTATTATTAACAACGACTGTACTTTTAATAAAATTAACAATACTATTAGTATTTGTAGAATTGGGGTCATCGGAGTATGTAATATTTTGAATTGATGTTAACTTGCCAGCTGAAACATTATCTGCTAATCCAGAGCCAACTGTATATGTTATAGTTAATGTAGTATTTGTTGGAGCAGATCCATAAGTTTTTGTATATAAAAAATTAGAAGGGTCAATATCATCATTAAATTGCTGTGAACTATTTGCTAAGCCATTTCCTACGTTTGTTGGGTTTGGAATTAATGTTGTATCGTGGTCGTCTGATAGTCCTGCGCCAAACTGAATTTCCAATAAGTTATCTGATCTTAATCTAGTAATAAATCTTTTTGCAGTACGTTTCATTTTTAAAAGACTAGGCGAGCTTGATCTATAAGCAGAAAGTACAGGATCATTTTCTAATAAATTAGGAACTGTTTCAAACACTGTATCTTGAGCTAGATATGGTACTTGATACCATGTATCACCATCACTGTCAGTTACTGAAAGAATTTCTATAATATCTGAATCAGATAACGTAATTTTATCATACGGAATTGCAGAGCCAAATGTAAATGTTTTTGTTTTAATAGTACCAGAGACAGCTTGTACTTGTTTTTTTACAAGAAAATATGTAGGCTGTTTTGTAACTGGGTCACTCTGATAAACAGATACATCATTAGTAGATAATGAACTTTCTTGCCTAAAATCTACAACATCTAAAGTTCTAAATACCGCCGGGCCATCCGATTGTTTAACAATTAAATTTTTATTTATATGTAATGCATAGTTAAAATCAGGCGTTACATTAGTGCCAGACCCACTTGCTGGAAGTAATTGATATACGTCTAAAGTAACATGTGCTGGTGTAATATTTTTTGGTTGATATCCAAGCGATCCTATAAGATCCATGATATTATTTTTTTCAGTTGCCTGAGTTAATAATGATTCTTTTAAATTAGTGTCAGAATAATATGATAAAACGTCACCTACATATGATGCTAATTCAATTAAAAGCATCCCTGACGATCCTTCGCTAAAATCATTATATGTATCTGGAAAATATTGTTTTGTAAAATCTATTAAATTTTTTCTAATAGATCTGAAATCTTTCCCAAGATATGAAATATCTTTTTTCGCACTCATAATATTACTCCTTGGTTTACATATACATTACCTATTCCATCAAATACTAATGTTAATGTTGCATTATTAATTGATGCGGCAGAATAAGTAATAATTATTTTTAATGTATTATCTAACGACGTATCAGTCTCGGGTGTTATAACTTCAATATTTTGTAACTCAATTTCAGGAATCCAAAATCCAATTGGATCAGTTAATGCTTCAATTACATCTACTTTAAGATTGTCTGTATTTTGCTCAAATAATATTTCTTCTAGAAGAGTTCCATATTCAGGTTGCATAACACGTTCGCCCTTACGTGTTAATAATAATGTTTTTAATTTTAAATGAATTGCCGATGTCACCGTTTGTATTACCGGGAATAAATCAGTTGGATTAGATCCTTGAAATGCAAACCCGTATGACGAATTTATTGGCGCCACATCCGGTGGATTAATTATTGTATATGGCGAAGTTGGCATTACATTGATTTCTTTTTATTTAGAGCTGACATTAAATCGGAGTAGTCTCGTGTAAGTGCCTTGGCTACGGCAGGGTCTACATTATGTATTTCTCCAGTTTCCGGATCTTCCATGGTTGTAGGTACTCCTATTGCTTGTTTCATATTTTGTCGCATTTCACCAAATCTACGTGCGTCATTTGATGTCATATTAATTCCATCAATATTTTCATTCATTAATTGTGAAAAACTATTCATTGGCGCTGGACTAGGATCGTACATTGAATCTGTTTGATTTAAAATATCAGACCATTTATTATTTGAAAATTTTGTTTGCTTTTCTACAACTTTTTCTATTTTTTTTTGTTCATTAATTGTAGATTGCAATCCTTCGCGAAGAATTTCTGTTAATTCTTCTTTAATTACTTGGCGAACAGCCGATTTAAGAGATTGTATAAGTGTTTTTGAATCCATAATGTTACTTTCATATAAATATCATGTTCAATAATTTATTGTAGTTTATATAGATACCATCTGTTTAATTGTGGAATCATGTTCTGATATTTGCCACCCTGCGTCTGTCTTCGGACCATAAACTTGCCCTGAATCTATATTAATATAGAAATCATTAATTTTGCCAGCACTTTCTATTGGACTACCATTACCACGTAAAATATCACTAGGTGCTTCAATTAAATTAATCATTACTTCTTGCTCGTTTTCTAATAATTCAATAATTGACTCGATTCTAAAATCCATATCTTCATCTGAAACGTTCCGTTTGTTATAAAATTCACTATTGTATTTATCATCATATGCAGAATCGTCTAGGTCATTTAAATCTATCCAACGTGTACCGTCCCAAATTTTATTATCTGTGTCACCATCAGTTGAACCATCATCTAAACCATCACCTTCACCTGAGCCATCATCTGAGCCATCATCTAGATTAGAATTTGATTTAATTGATTGATTTCCGCTGCCGTCATCTATTACTTGGTTATCTAATATAGAAGCAATTGCCGCGGAAACAACAATTGGTTCATTATTACAAATTGATGATAATTTAGTAGTAATTGCCGCGGCCGCCGTATTCATAGAATTTATTTGGGCTAAAATTCCTGCTAGTATACCTTTTAACACTGCAATAGCTCCTAGTATGTTTGTTAAAACTACTGCAAACATTTGTAATAATTTAGCTGTTGGACCTGTTGGTACTCCCGGTATAGCTGGTATTACTAATGCTACAACTATTCCAATTGCTGCAATGATTGCTAGAACTTTTAGTATTTTTAATATTGTTGAAATTAATTTAAGTAATTTTTTTAATTTTTTAATATTTTTTAATATTTTAGATAATTGGTCTTTGCTTGATTTTACTTGTGGGTCATTACATTTAACATTTGGCGGCAAATTTGATATACTGCTTGATAGTTTTTGCATTAAATTTTGTATTGAACTAACTTGTTTAGTTAGTATAGGAACAATTTTTTTAACAGCAATTGCAGGTATTTGTATCATAATCGTATCTTATTTAAATTTGCTAAGTTTTATTGTTTTACTTTTTAACTTTGCCATGGCTGCGTGACATTCTGCTATTAAAGGCGCAGCTATCGGAACCGAAATAGACCCAGCTCCATCCACATGGCCTGATGATAATATCATTAATATTTTATTTAAAATAGTTTCTAATGCTGTTGATTGTACCATTGATTCCATATCGCCAATACCTACATTAACATTTTCGCTTAATAATTCAATACCTTTTTTAGCATCTATAACAACGACATCTGTTTTTGCAGATAATACGATTCTATCTGCAATGCCTATTAATTGAGACTTGTTATATTCTTTTTCTGCCGGTGTACCTAATTTTAATGTGTTGTTTATTTTTAATTTAGTTAATTTTTGAGTACTAGTTAAATATAAACTAGAATTATCCTGTTCTAAATTTTCTATAATAAATTCATTATCCTTGATATTTTTTCGGCCATTTGCTAATATAATAATTGGATCGCTGTCGACATCACCTGTCCATGTTGGTTGATTTAAATAATACTTTTCAGGTAACTTTGATACATCAATTGTACTACTAAATCGTATACTATTCCCGGATCTACCTTCCAACATAATGTCACCTTCGAATATTTGCAAAGGAGATATTATTTTATCTTTTGTTTTAAATGATTTTCCTGGAAGTTGTGAATCTCGAGCTTCTGCATTTAAGCCTGTAACAGCTCCGGGTATTCGATTATCAACTACTGATGATTGTATTGCTACTAGACTTACATAATACCAATGATATTTAGGTTGATGATATTTAGCGTTTACATTAAATGTTTTATAGATTAAAACAAGTTCGCCAATTAGTGGAACATGTTTTATATTCATATTGGCCGGTTTAGCAAGATATACATCGCCGGGTATAGTTTCACTATCATTTATTTGAACTTTAAGCGCAAATATTTGATTTTTTATATCACTAGAATATTGGTATGTATATTCATAGTCGACTACTTCGGCTATATACCATTTAATCTCCATTAGACTCCATTTTCAATTTTGCATTTGAAATTTTTTGTTCTACTATTTTAAACTCATCGGAAATTAAATTTAATTCATCCTCTAATTCGGCTGATAATGTTTGTTCTGCAACAGCTAACAATTGTTGTTTTTCGCTATCACTTAAAAGCCCATCAGCTCCAGAAATTGTTTGTTTAGTTGAAATATATCGTTGTACAATAGATGTAAGTTTAACTAAATGATCATCATTTTTGACAGCTACGTCTAAATATTCTTTAATTAACGGAACAATAATTGTAGCATCTGATGCATTTTTTATTAACGGTTGTAATTGTGAAATTAGTTGATTTATCTGTCTATCTTTTTTTTTAGAATTATGATAAACATCAGACATTAAATCGGCAAAGCTCGTACCTTTAAATAATTCATCATTCTTATCCATTAATGAACTCCTTTAATATAAATATCAAAAAGGCAAATTTATAAAATTAGTCGATTCAAATTCTTTAAATTTTTCATCATAAATTTTTTTAAGTATTTTTATGACGCGCGTTATATTAATAGTAGCTAGCCCTGTACGTTCTCGTATAAAAATAAATAAAGCTTTCTTATTAAAGTTTTCAATATCTTCACGCGTACTAAATATATGTAATATTGAATCAGCAACATGTATATCGGTTGACGTATTAAATAAACTAGTTAAATTGTTATAACAATATTCTATATATGCGTCCATAAATTCTCGCAGCGAGTCTTGCATATCTACATTATGTGCCTCTATAAATACATTTCGTTGATCGTCTATATTAATTTCTAATGCGCTGTTTTTTAACTTAGCGTACGCTTTTTGATTTTCAGCAATTAAATAATTAAATGAAGTACGTGTATAATATGAATACGCTTTACCTGCTAAAGGATTAAATTTATTTAATTTAGAAGTTAAAAATGTAACTAGATCGGATTGTAAATCTTTAAAAGAAGAATCAATATATGTTGGTTTCATTTTATTAATAATATTTTCAGTCAATTTTAACAACGCCGGATATATAAATCTACGATAAATACGTTCTCGTTTACTAATTGATTCATTACTATTATATGCAGATATTGCTATATCTGTTATTTTAGTAAAATAATTATTGGTTTTCTTGCGGGCCATCTGAAAATTCTTCTTTTAATTTTGTTATAACTTCATTTAATAATTGAAACGTAGTGCCAGATTCATCATCTTTTTCAAATGCACCTAATCGATCTATTTCTTGCATTTTATTATAACTGTCTACAATTTTATTATACATGTATTGATTTGTAGATTCTAAACTAGTAATATATGTTATATTGTCGTCATCTGATTCTTGACTATCTGCTACAACTCCCGCTAAATACCAAACTCGATATGCTAGATAACTAACAACACCTGATAATGCTAATATTATTATTAATGACATAATTTGTTTAATTAAATGTTTTGAATATATCGCTAATTGATTGTTCAACTTGCGGATTGTTTTCTGCCAAGTTTTTTAATCCATTACTTTTTTGTGTTTTACTTTTTTCAGAAACATGATTAGGAGATACGTTTTTGTTGTTTCTCCATCGTTCATATTCTATAATAGATGCCATATGATCTGCATGATGCAAAATAACTGGCAAATTTGTTTTTAATTTTGATTGAGCTGACCGCGAAACAAAATAAGGTTTGTTTGCATCATCATACATGCCGTCATGGATTTTGATAGCTTGATATTCATTCCAAGATACATGAACTTTATATTCTTGCAACAACCATAAAGACAAATCCGGTACCATTGCAAATGGAATTGTTGAATTTGTCTTGTAAAGTTTTCCTTGATTTTTACGATGCCAATCCGATGTTTCTATTTGATATACTTCATTACCATCTCCCGGGAAACCTGATTTACCTAAATCATGATGCATTGCTGCAAACAACAATTCTTCCTCAGTATAGCCAGACATATCTGCTCCGGATTTAGTCCAAGTATCATGCAAAGTTAATGCACAATCCATTACTCGAAGTACATGATCTACATATCCTCCTGAAAATGCGTTATGAAAATGTTCCATGGAAGAAGCCGGCATAAATACCATTCTTTCTTCTAATTCATCATACATTTTATTTAATGCATCTTTACGTGTAGGGAAGAACTGATTAACTAATTCTCGGTAACGTTCCCAATTTGATTTGATTTTTTCTGCATCTA